CTACTGTCTACTGGTCTGATCTGCTAATAGGCCATGATTGGTCAGGTGGCACTAGTGGCTCTATCAACTTATCTAAGGTGTGGCCTGACGGCTACGACGAGATTGTTGCGTTAGCTGCACATAACAGCCTGTTAATTATATTCGGTAAGCACAGCATTGTTGTTTACCAAGGTGCAGAAGCACCAGCAACGATGGCATTAGCAGATACAGTAGCAGGAGTAGGCTGCGTAGATAGAGACACGGTACAGTACACGGGTACTGATGTGTTGTTCTTGTCGCATACAGGACTAAAGAGCTTTGGTAGGACAATACAAGAAAAGTCCATGCCTATAACTAGCTTGTCTAGCACTGTGTCAAAAGACATTATTGGCTTATTGCAAAATGAAACTGGCTTTTACCGTTCTGTTTACAGCCCCGAAGAAGGTTTTTACCTAATTACTTTTACTGCTCAGGATACGACTTATTGCTTTGACGTTCGAGGCACATTAGAAGGTGGCGCATATCGTGTCACTCGTTGGCCCGGCACTGGCTTTACTAGTTACGGCAGACAAGATGATGGCACTCTGTTGATTGGTAACGGTAGTGGCATTAGCAAGTATGATGGCTACAGAGACAACGGAGAAACGTACCGTTTCAAGTACTATAGCCCCGGCCTAACCTTTGGCGACCCTTCTAGGTTAAAGATATTAAAGAAGCTACGTCCTACAATTGTTGGTGCTAACAGTGCAATTATGTTTCTTAAATGGGCGTATGACTTTGGTACGTTCTTTCAGACTGCAGAGTTTACCGTTGGTAATCAGGTAACTGGTTTTTACAACGAGAGTGAGTTTAACAGTACAGCAGAATTTACAGGTGGTGATCTAACGTCACGACGTGGAATAAACACTACCGGAGGCGGTGGAGTTATAACAATAGGGTTGGAAGCGGACATAGACGGTTCAGGCTTGTCTCTCCAAGAGATCAATGTATTGGCATTAATGGGTAAAGTACTATGAGCAATTATACAAAGACCACAGACTTTGCCGCGAAAGACAGTCTACCTTCCGGTGACAGCGGCAAAATTATTAAGGGCGCTGAATTTGAAACAGAATTCGACGCGATTTCTACAGCCGTTGCTACGAAGGCCGACCTTGCATCGCCTACGTTTACAGGCACAGTAACAATTCCTGCACTGACGTTTACAGGTACGCTGTCAACAGGAACGATTGATGGGGGTACATACTAATGGCTGAAGAAAAAAACACAGGAACCGGAGCAGAAGAAACATCATCAAGCATCTTTGATTACTTTTTAGGCGGCGCAGGAACTGGGTTGCTTGCTAGTGCTTATGGAGATCTTGGCAAGATTGGTGAGCGCGGCATTGCGCTAGGGACAGAGCTTGCTGAAGAGCAATTAGGGCAGGCAGAGTTTAGGCCATACACAATTACTACCGGAACAGGTGGTAGGTTTGGTGTTACAAGAGACCCTGAAACTGGACAGTTAGCTACAACAATGTCCTATTCACCTCAAGAACAAGCGCTGTCTCAGGCTTTGTTTGGGCAGGCAGGTCAAATGTTAGGCCAGCCAACACCCGGCTCAATGCAAGTGCAACAAGCAGGCATGGATGTTCTTGGAAGAGGCCAAGGGATGATAGGTCAGCCAGCGTTTGGCATTGATCCTACAAGAGCCGCATCTACCCAAGCGTTTGGTTTGGGCGGTCAGTTTATGGAGCAGGCAGGAATGCCGGCTTCTGATCGTGAAGCGGCTTTGTATGAACGTATGCGAGCCACTCAAACGCCAGAAGAAGAGCGTCAGCGTTTAGAGTTAGAGCAGCGACTAGCAGCTCAAGGTCGACTAGGTGTTAGCACAGCTCAATATGGTGGAACCCCTGAGCAATTAGCAATGGCGAAAGCGCAAGAAGAAGCAAAAAGCCAGGCAATGTTAAGTGCTATGGGCCAAGCTAGAGCTGAGCAAGCACAACAAGCGGCGTTAGGCGCGCAGTATGCCGGACTAGGAACTACGCTTGCAGGGCAGCAGCAAGCTCTTTCGGCGGGACAGCAGGCTCAGGCGTTACAGGCGTTGCAAGCAGGCCAAGGTCTTCTTGGTGGATCGCAAGCCCTCATGTCTGGACAGCAACAGCTTGGAATGGGCGCATTGGCAGGTGCTTACTTACCACAACAAGAGCTATTAAGAGCGTTGTCACCAGGGCAAACTGCGGCGGCACAAGCTCAACAAACACAGTTATATGGCGCTGGATTGTTTGGAGAGGCTAGAGCATCTGGTATCGACATGCTTCTTGCTTCAGCCTTGGGTCAGGCAAACCTTGCTGGATCGTTTGGTAGTGGATTGTTAGGTGGCGCATTAGGCGGCGGCTATAATATTGAACTTCCTAAAATAGGTTAAGGAGATTAACGATGGCACGTTTTGGTAGAGATATAGTTAGATCCTTAACGCAACCTGATTTTGCAGATCAAGTTTCTAGTGTTGGCATGCTTCTTGGCGCTGCACCTAGAGCTAGGCGTGAAGAAGAAAATCAAAAACAAACACAGCAATCGCTTGTTAACATGATGAATACAAACACACGAATTGCAGAAACAGGAAATCTAAAAGGTCTTGAGGATCAGCGCGTTCTTTTAACAGAAATGTTAAGTCAAGCTACGGATGATCAAAGCAGAGATATGATTATTGCTGAGCTTAGTAGGGTTGAAGGGCTGCGAGATGTTGCAAAACCTGTTGCCAATAAAAGAAATATTGACACTCTTTTAAGGGCACAAAAATCTTTAAACGAAGCAGATCAACAAATTGCAAGCCTTCAAAGTGATACAAGCCCTGAAGGTCAAATTAAATTAGATGCCGCTATAAGGGCAAAGCAAGCAATTCAAAGTCGTGTTGACTCTCTTAAATCTGATCCAGCTTTAGTTACAGCAGCAGATAATCAAAAAATTGATATGGAAATAGCGGCTCTTACAAAAGAAGAAGCATTACGCTCTGCTCGTAAAAACGACATGATAGCTAGACTCAAATCTGTACCTGTTAATTCGCAGGCTTGGGAGGCATTAGTTAAAGAGGCTGGCGAAAAAAACCTTGGATCTGCAGTCAACTCAGTGATTACAGAGCTTAATGAGCTTGAAATGAAACGACTTGAGGTTGCTAAAGCACAAGAAGAACAACGCAACTTAAGCGACGAAGAGGTTAAAGAGCTTAAGGATGCCGACGTACCACTTCCTAGCGGGCTGTCTGCTATTGAAAGGCGTAGACGATATACAGTGTTTGCTAATGCTCAAATTGAAAAATTAGTAAATAAAGCTACTCGACCTTTAGATGTGCCTAGCCAAGCCAGGGCAAACGCTTTGGTAAAAACAACGCTTAGCTTTATGGTTCGTGATGCCGAGTTAGAGGGTGTTCCTATTCTTCAGGATCTTTCTGACAAGGTAGAAGATTTACTTGCAGATCCAGAAGAGCTACAAACTATTCAGGGGCTTGTTGCTGATTTAACAGGATCTCAAGTAATTCCTACAGTTGAAAGCTACATTCAAGATAGATTTCCTAAAAAATATGCTGAATATCAACAGTTCCGAAAGGGCAGAATTGAAGAAGCTGAAGATTACAATCTTATTTTGGAGTCGGTTTATAAAGATGATCCAAGTCTTAATCGAAATGATCCTTCAGGTGTTGATCAAGCTAGAGCAGAAATGAGGGCAGAACAAAAACTTTCTGAAATACTTAGAGAAATTGAGCGATCTAAACGCGATCCAGAGCTTCTTGTCGATACAGGGTTGCTAAGTCAACTCTTAGGTTATAGGCGGTAAACATTAATGTCTGAAGTGGACTCTGTAACAAAAGCAATTCTAGAAAGAAGGCTTGGGAAAAATGTCCAGCCTTCTGTTGCAACTGAAGAAAATGACTCTGAAGTTAAAAATGCAGCACTAAGAATAATAAATAGGAGAAGAGCTAGATCTGAAGGTTTGGCTACAGAGGCTGTGCAAGGTTTTACCTTTGGATTGGCTGATGAATTTTCTTCGGCAATGACTGCGCTTACTACAGACAAAACATACTCCGAAGCTAAAGAAGAATACCAAGCAAAAAGACGTGCGTTTAAAAAGAAAAATCCTCAATTAACTGATGAAGCGCTTTTGCTTGAGGCTGTAGCTTCTATACCTACTGGCGCCGGTGTTGCCGCAGGGCTAGGAAAGGCTGGGATAAAATCCTTAGGGAAAATAGGTGCCATTGAAGCTGGCGGGTATGGCATTACTACTGGCGATACCTTTGAAGAGCGAATTGGCCAGGGTATTGTTGGTGGCATTGCTGGCTTTGGCCTTGGTAAATTAGTTCAGGCTGCTACTAGGCCTGCAAGTGCAGGGGGCTTTAAAACCCAAACCGATGACATTGCAACAGAAGCATCAGATATTGATGACATTGCATTGCAACGCTCAATAGAAGAAGAAAAGTTTATTGAAATAGATACGCCCAAATATACTCGTAAACCTTTACGTGATGCACAAACAGTTGGTGAGTTTTGGGAAAGCGTTAAAACTGCTGTTAAAGAATTTTATAACGATAAAATTACTGGCGTATCGGATGACATTGCTCGACGTATGCCGCAAGTAGGTCTGCGTTTCCAGCGTGCAGATGAAACTGCGCTTCGAGAAATTAATAAAAAGATTGGCGGCTTTGCAGAGCAGTTAATTCCAGTTATACGAATTATTAATGAAAACGAAAGAGTTAAAGGCACGCTACTAGACTATGGCGCTGGTCGGCTAGGCAAAATAGACGATGCTATATCTTTTTTAAGAAAAGATTTTGCCGAACAAATGAGCGAAGAAAATCTTGACGCTTTAGAAAAATATCTTCGATTTAGCGCAGACAAAAACAAGCAGCTAAACCAAAAAGTATTTGGCAGTATCTTTCAGTTTCCGACTTACCTTCACACTAGAAACAACGCCTTTACTAAAAAGCTCAAGGAAAAAGGAACGTCTGATAAAGACATCGAAGAAATTGTGTTTACTGATAAAGGCCAAGAAGCTAGAAGTCGAGGATCTTATCTTGAGAAAGAAGGCGCAACACCTAACGTTGCTGACTACGATAACCCCCTTATGTCTGATATGCAGCGAATTTTTCAAATGGAAAAGTTTGGGCAAATTCAACGCATATTTGGCGTAGACATAGAAGATACCCTAAAAGTTAAAAGAGAAGTTGTTCGTTCTCAGCGCGAACTTGCTGGCGCTGGTCAAGTTGTTGATGACAAGCAGTTACAATCTATTGGCATTACACCTACAGAATTTATGGATACATTTTTTAACACGCTAGTAAGGCGGGGCATTAGCAATGATGGCGCTGACTATGCTGTAAGCAAAATTAGAGATGCAATTATTGGTGCTAACAGCGCGCCGCACCCTTTAATTCAATCGATAAACTCTGCGGCTTATGCAACCACACTTGCTGGCCCTTTGTCTGCCGTACTTAATATTGCTGACATACCATTGCTTGGCGCTAAATATGGCGGTCGTGCTGTACTTGAAGGGTTTAAAGCGTTAACGCCATTTAAGAAAATACCAGATGTTGACCTTAAAAAAGCCGGGCTTGATAACCAAGTTATGGGTGAATTTACTAACGCTATTAATGATGAGATGCGTGATGGCACTCAAGGTTTTTTAAAGTCTCTAGCTAGCAGTGTTCGCAAAGGCACAGACCTTGTAATGAAAGGTTCAGGCTTTGCCGCAATGGATCAAATTGGCAAGAAAGGTGTGCTTCGGGGTGTTTTGAGTAGTGCCGTAAAAGATGCTAATGCAGGGCGATTAGCGGATAACTGGGGGTTTTACTTTAGCAAAAAAGAGTTAGAGCTTATTATTGACCAGTTTAAACGTCATGGCGCAGATCACACTAAATACAGCGGCAAAGGCGGCGAGCTTGCAGAAGAGTTAATGTTTGCTGGCTTAGGTCAACAGCAGTTAATTAGTTCAGCTGGTCGACCCGCAGCATGGGCTAGAAATCCTAACCTTCGGCCTTTGTGGGCGCTTCGAGGCTTTGTAGTTAAACAGCAGGCCCTTGCACTTCGCGAAGTCGTTGGCAACATTAAAGCTGGCAAGCCAGAAAAAGCCAAAGAGTTTTTAGGGCGTTACGCTCTGTATGGAGCTGGCGGTTATGCAGTAATTAATGAGGGCCGGCAGTTTGTATTTGGAGACGGAGAGGTTAGTGCTGGCGGCCTTCTTCGAGGCTATGGCGATGCCTGGGCAAGTTTGCTAACAGCAAATACACTAGGCCTTAACGACTATCAGTACGGACAAATACAACAAAATGGCATATTGCCTACGTTGATTCTTGGTATGGAGCCTCTAGCTACAGCTCGTGCTAGAGACATTATAGGTACTACTGCTGAAGTAATAGATCAAGAAAGACCTCCACAAGCCTTGATGAATGAGCTTTTTCCTGCAATAAAGCAAACAACTGGAATGCTTTCCAATTTAGCCGAAGCAACCGGAGATACTCAATTAAAGAGTGTGACGGACGAAATTCTTCGTAAAAAAAATCTTAATCCCAGCTAACAAACTCTAACCAACCCGCAATACCTGCCGCCCTGTCATTCTCCATACGGGCGGCTTCTTCTTTGTAATGCCTGGCTATTTCTTTCTGCTCTTTGTTCATGCGCCTGCCTAGGTCAATGTCCTCGGCCTTCTCTCTAATCAACTCAAGGCATCCTTCGCCGTAGGTATCTATGTAGTGGCGAACAAAGTAATCAGGATTGCTGCCGTACTTTTGATGGCACCCGTAACAGTGTGCGAAGGCGTTTAGCGCATCGTACCGAATCCCTTTCTTGGATCTGCTGAAGTAGTGCGAGCAGTGTAGTCCTGTGCTGTTTGACTCGTACTGTGCGCCACAACCTTGGCACTTAAAGTCGTTACGTATTCTGACGCACCTGCTGAACCAATGATCTGCTGCTGTTCTTTTTAGTTTCATTTGCTTTCACTTATCCTGTCTAAGTCTCTTAAATCAAATATGTAACTGGCTTTTGCATTTCCCTTTGTGTCGTCTTTCCTATTTTTGTATTCATGTTTTACAGCCTTCCCAGCCTTAACTAAAGACCTAGCTCGGTCAACTGTAATCATGTATATGCCAGACCATTCAACATCAAGAATAATTATGATGTTTGGATACAGGCTTGAGTACCGCTCAAGATCTTTTTGGTTAATAGATATCGCATACTTTGAAGGTATACCAAACAACTCCTCAGACTTTCTCCACGGTTCCCGCACACTTTTTAAGTCCATGGGGATCATGCCAACAAGGTCGTGAGTAAAAGGGTTATTATGTTTTTCTGGGTTCATTGCTATTCCCCATCCCGCTATCTTATTAACGGCCACAAAGTCTTTTTCTGCTAACTCCCCAGCTTTGCACCATGCTTTCTTGTCTTCATTGTTCACCGCAGCTGATCCTTGAGTTGTTGAGGAAATGGCACATATACCTGCTTATGCTCTGAAAGCCACCTGATTAGCACCTCAGCGGCTTCTGATAGCTCCTGTGCGGTTAGCTTGCCTGTAGAGCTTTTATCGTACATGGACTTAATGATGGGCTTGTAGAGCGTCTCCTTTACTAGAACCTCGGTAAAAGGAATCTCGAAGGCATCGCTAAAGGGGTGACGCACCCAATATCCTGCATCATTTAGCTCATTCGCTATCTGCCTAAACCATAGGTGCATAGCGTTGTTCTGTCTATCACTGCGCGTTGTGTCCTTGATTGCGTACAGTATCTTCTTGCCGTCATCGAACTGCGTAGTAACGAAAGCAATAAAAAAGTTCATCTTGTCTTTAGTATCGACAAGCCAGCGGTGTGATGTATCCATAGGTACTCCTATTCAGTTTGCCCAGTTTGCCCAGTTTGCCCGGTTTGCCCCTGATGCCCCAGAAAAAGGGGGCGGATTGGGCATTTTCCTATGCAGGGGGCCCCCTAAACCATGGGCATTACAGGCATTGTGGGCATTCTGGGCATTCTGGGCATTACATTGGTATCCAGCGGTAGTATTTTTTGCCATGCGCGCCTTTGCGCTCTAGCTTTAGGTTGTTGCCCTTGAGCAAATCAATGCAGTTCCGTAGCGTTTTTTTGGTGCATCCATTAGGATTAGTTTCTTCGTCTTGTAGCATTTCAAACAGCTCTGTTTGCGCATACAGACGACCTGCCGTCATCACGCTGCTAAGCAAGATGTACTCATCTTCATACCTGCTGATTGCTTTGCCTATGTTGATCTGCGCACGCTGCTTTTCTTTTAGGTCGGTGATGTCGTCGACTGTCATGAACTGCACAGAATCTACTGACTCTTCATATCCCACTGTTGCACTAGTCTGCTTGTACTTGAATCCGCCCTCAAAACTAATCTGGCTACGATCCTTTTCATTAATTACTAACAGCTCTTGGTGGAAGGCGAATTTATCGTTGACGGGATCTAGTCCAAACATATTGTCTACGTCTGCTTTGAGATCTCCAACGCCCTCATAGATTAGCCGACCATCCATGCTTCTGTGCTTGTTGCAGTGCCCTAGTAGTATGACAGTGCCACCTGCAGCAGCGAACTCGCGAAAGACGTGCAGTACCTGTCGCATATCCCCCTTGTTAAGGACTGGTGCAAACTTTTTGAGAGTGTCACAGATCACGATCTTGCCGTCTGCCTCGCCCTCCTCGCGGATAGCATTTAGCAAATGGAGTGCATCAGTAGTCGTGCGCAGGGATGGATCTTGTGAGTTGGCCAGAGTAACCATGGTCATATCATGCTTGTGGCCCATCTTGGCTTTCTGAAGTACGCCCTTGGCTCCGTCATCTTCGTTAAAGTAGATCACGTCAGAGCCTTTTATGAGGTTATTCCGAATACTCTGGAATAGATTGCCTAGAATCCATACGGTCTTACCAGCTCCTGACGGCGCGTATACAAGCGTTACGGTGCCGGTGGTAATCATCCCCGGTATCACGTCTTTTTCTTTTGCCAGGCGCATCTCAAGCTCTTCTATGCGGTCATTGACTGCAACACTGCGGAGTCTTGAGAGTGATGATGATCCGTTCTGTTTTGTGTGGTATGGGTTTCCCGGAAAGGCTTCGTTGATGAGTTGTTCTTTTACTACAAACGCGGGTTTCTGGCCTACTGCTTCGCAGTAATCAGCCCAGTCGTCTTGCATTCTTGTCCCCTTTTTTGTTGTGGTGAAAGCCCATAACTGTGACCGACTTTAGCGTATCTGTCAACAAACACAGCAAAAGGTTTGCAAAGTTTTAAAAAGTTTTGTAGACTGCAAGCTCAATCAAAAAAAGGAGAACGTAATGTCAGGCACCGTAAAGATCCATGGCAAGGAATATAAGACTGTAGCCTTGCGTGTTCAGGAGTTCAGAGAAAAGCACTCGGACTTTACTATTCAAACTGAGCTTGTTGAAGCTAACGACACCTTGGTTATTGTCAAAGCAACGATAGCCGCTGGAGGCATAGTTATTTCTACTGGCTATGCCGAAGAAGTAAGGTCAGCTAGCAAAATCAATCGTACTTCAGCCCTTGAAAATGCAGAGACCAGCGCAGTAGGCAGGGCTTTAGCATTCTTTGGAATGGGCGGATCAGAGATAGCATCTGCTGATGAGGTGGCTAATGCGATTAGTCAGCAGAACAGCCAGCCAGCTATCGAAGAAACTAACAAACTCATTGCCCATAACGAAGCATTAAAAAACAACTTTGCTTCTGTCTACTTTATTAAAGAGTACGTCAATATGGACAGCCCTAACTGGGAAAACCTAGCTGAGGCATGGGGTGAGATTTCAAATGAGGATAAGGCTGTTTTATGGCTGGCTCCTTCAAAGGGCGGGGTATTTACTACGGCTGAACGTGCCGCGCTTAGATCTGATGAGTTCAACGCCGCAAGGAAAGTAATGGGAGAAAACAATGGATGATAAAGTCTTTGTAGATGGGATGATGGCTAAGCGGCCAGATGATGGTGCGCCTGATTTTGTAAAGCTAAAGCTGTCATTAAAGCTGGATGAGTTTGGCCCTTGGGTTGCAGCTCAAAAGGCAAAAGATCCTAGTCTTGAATGGCTCAACATCGAAGTTAAAGAAGGTCGATCTGGCAAGTGGTATGCTGAGCGTAATATGTGGAAGCCTAGCGGCGACCAGCCTGCTCGACAGCCATCTCGTAGCGGCCCGCCACGTAATGTCCAGCCTATGCCAAACGACGATATCCCTTGGTGAGTGACTTGCCCCGTTTCGGCGGGGCTTTTTTAGGAGCATTCAATGAATGAGAAAACCGAATACCTTTATTACCGCGATCTGTTTCACATCTTTAAGGCGTATACGTCACCGAAGTTAATTAGAGTGCTGGAGTCTCAAGGCATTAAGTATTTTACTGATGCAAACGGCAAGCCCTTTACTACAAGGGCCGCCATCGAAGGGGCATTAACCGAAGAAGACCAGCCTGCCTAGGCTCTTGGTCTGATGGTTATCCGACTAACTTCGCCATCCTGTGAGTCGTATGTAATAACCTTTGCGCCACGCTGGGACATAAGCCCTAAACGTGTGGCGTATGAATCCCTAGATGCAAGCGTGGGGTGCTGTTCTGTAATGGCCCCCGCGTCTTCCAGCAATCTTTCGTGGTGGTAATGGCCTGAATGAATATAAGCTATCTTTGACTTACCCCAATCCTCTCTGAATCTAGGCTCGCTTGAGAATACCTTGGGCAAGCTACCCATCTTTGCCTTATGCCCATGGTGAAAGCACAGCATAGTCTCGCCATGCCGATAAGCGTAGTAAGGGAAATCGTTGTCGATGACCTCAAGCCTTGGCTCCTTGGAATACAGCTTCCTAATAAACTTACGTAGCCATATAGAGCCAGCAATGTCATGGTTGCCCTCAGCACATACGAACACCACCTTCTCGTATTTTTCTAGCATCATTCGGACAGCTTCATCCATGACTGTCATCGCTATATCTACTATGCGCGAGTATCTAGAGTCACCTTCAAGCAGATTTTTACCTGACGGAGTGAGCTGCTCTAAACCGTCCCAGTGCAGGAAGTCTCCCAGATTGCAGAGCATTCCTATCTTACTCTTGGGCGTACTGTCGATCATCTCCTTGATGCTGGACAGAAATAAATCTCTCGCCATGTTGGTGTCGTAGTCTTCACTGGTCTCTTGTCCCCAGCAGTAGCTGCCCAGGTGAAAATCCGTAATGACCAGCAAACTTAATAAGTCTTGCTCAACCTGCTTTGGCTTTTTGACTGGCTTCCATGGGGTAATGCCATCGCACGCTATTTCAATACGCTTAATCATTGCCTGGAACTGAGCTTCTTTGTCGGCAATAGACTTAACCCATTGACCAACTGGCTTGCCTTCATCGTTGTAATAAGTTGATACGCCCTTTACGTTAAACCCCGAAGGGACAGTGTGCGTCATATCGTGCTGAGGTGAGTAACCTTGTGCAGCAGCCTTGTCTCTGACTGACTTAACAATATCTCTGACAGTCCATCTAGATCCGCCAACTTCTTTGGCTATGTTTGTATAGCCCATGCCAAGTTCGTGCATCTCGATAACTTTGCGTTGCTTTTCGGTAGTGCAATATCTTAATAAACTCATCATCTCCCCCCGGATAGATGTTGTTTTATGGCTGCAAGTTTCGCATCGTATTTGCTCTAGCAAGTACGGCGACAATTTGAGTTAGCTCAACAGGATCTACAGAAATAGTTATGTTCGACTCTTCGGTGTGCGCTACTTTTGTGTAGTGTAAGTGAAGGTAGGATAGCAATGTCGACAGAGCTTCTTCTTCTGTTCGTATTGGTTTCAGTGCCTCTTCAGGCTTCGTAGCCATAGTGTACTCCTTTGCGGGTCATAGCCCAGTGGTTGATAGTTGGATAGGGTGTCATAGCGAGAGAGGATGTCAAGTGCCAGCACTCTGCAAGTATTGTGCCACCGCAGGGCAGGAGGGTGCAGCGATTTTTGCCCACCGGGGCGCTGCCGACCGGCTCAACAGGCGAGGAGTACAGGAGTCGCCTTGGACTTGGGCAGTCTAACAGTAAGGGTCGAAGTCATGCCACTCTTGTGTTTCATCTGACTGACCATCGTACTCCAATTCTTCGCAGTCAATGCAGACTCCATCATCATCAAGAAAGCCAGACTCCATTTGCTTGAGGCAAATAATGCAATGCTCAAGGTTATCGTCCATTGTTTAGCCTCCATTCTTTTCCGTCATCGTAGCCATAAATGTAATGGATGGATGCCCGAAGATCTGAGTTGTCTTCAACGGCATCGTTCCAGCCACGCCGGTAATCTGCCTTTACCATGTCAAGGTAATCATTCATGTGCCACGTACAGACATCGCCTGTGATATTGGGAACTGCTTTAAACGATTCCCGGAAATCACGCAGCGCACTGATAGATTCCTCTAGCGAATCAAGTGGTAACTCTTTCATTGGAATGCCTCCTCAAGCGCCCAGCAAACATCGGCGTCGTTAATGATAGGTCGGCCATGCCAGGTGCAGGTTTCATTAAACAATATGTCTGTAGGCTCATTAAATACTTCACCCCAAAACTCATGGGTATCAGCAGAGTTTACGACAATGTATTCAGCATCAATCTCACTGGCATCAACAAACAAGCTAGCAATACAGTTGACTCTATCGAAGTCGTCAATGTCAGCACCCTCAAAGTGATCGACATCGTCAGGAACGATAGCTTCAACCTTGATAAAGATTTTTTTACTCATAGTTAAACACCTCATCAATTGTCTTGTATGAAGGTATGCCATTTATCTGCTTGCTGCCAAGCACTTCAGTAATAAAGTCATCCATATCCTCAAAGGTAGGACGTATGTCATTGCCAGCGCAGTAGTTAAAATAAACCCGGAGTAAAGTCTCCGGGTAGTATTTGTCATTGGGTTTTTGCATTTTTCTTCTCCAAGTCACGCAGCTCCTCATTAAGATGATAGATACAAGAGTTGATCTCAATCATCAGGGTTGCACAATTATCGGACAGCCTAGGCATTTTGTTTAGATGGTTATGCGCAGCTCTAAGAAACTCAACTGCATTGACAATACGATCACGCCCATCAAGGTAAGCCACCACCTTGTCAGTGGTAACAACATCGGGGAATAAACTTCTTGCCGTTGCCCTTACCAGCTGCGGGTAGATATTCTTGGGATCATACAGATCAAGCAGGTTATCAATAAGAATTTTTACCTCTGACTCTAAAAGCTCAGGGCAAATACCACTTACATATTTAGTTGTTAAATCCATTAGTAAAAAGTCTCCGGTTCAATAGGCTCATCAGCCGTGTAATTAGGATTGCTAAGTACCTCTGGTCGGTACATTGAAAGTTTTACCTCTTCGCATTTGTCGCACACTTTGCACAACGGAATACCTCTTGCATCGTATTCCCACCAAGCGTCTTCGTTTTCATGCATACAATTACGTAAATCCATTACTTACTCCTTTGTTGATTAGTGAGGGATTTCCGCAGCCCCCGCCTAAGCCGGGGTGCGGAATCCTGAACGGCTATATCGTTATAGCCGTCCTTCGTAAAACTCTTCATAAAGCTCTCTTGCTATTTGTTTAATAACGGTTTTATCTTCACAGCATTCTACTCCCTGCTCTGCTATCCAAAGATCTACCGCTTTGCTGTAGCAAACTAAATAAACAAGATTTTTATCGACTAAATTTAAATTTATTTCAGTTAATTTCATAACGTTCTCCTTGGTTAGTTATGCGGCTTCATACTTCCGCATCATGGTGAACTGCGTCATGCAATACTCGCTGGCCTTTCTTGCTTCTGTTGCTGCAGTCGTTAAGTACTTGGGGTCAGACTTGATTGCCTTCTTCCAAGAGTTGAGATAGCTAGCGTGTTGAGCAATGTCATAGGTCACACCTAGCTCGCTACATAAGAAGATAGATCCAAGCTCTGCAACCAATTCTTCTTTTGCGTAGTCTTCGCTACCAAAGGCGCCAGTTAGTGGGCGAGCCAGTCTTGAGTTGTGGCCGGTAGCATGGATGCACTCGTGGTACAGGGTTGATTGATGCGCGTCGTCAGATTCAAATTGCCCTGGCATAGGCATTCTGATCTCATCAGCTGATGGCGAGTAGCAGGGGTTATGATATTCGTCTGCGCTTACCTTGACATTTATTGCGTTCGGAATCTCGTACGGCTCATCAAGTTTTGTTTGTCGTAACTCAATCTCCGGCAGCTCAATACCTGTTTGCTCAATGTTGAATAGGTTGTATATCCTGGCAAATTTGTAAGACTTTTCGCTGTCTTCTTTGTCTTTGCCGCTGCCGAAGAAGATTGCAGGTGTGGCCTTCTGGTCTTTGACGGTGCCACCAAGCTCAACAACTTGCTTGTATGTCAACCAGTAAGGTTTGCTATAGCCATGAAGCCAGCTTGATATCATAGTCATCAGCTGGTTTGTGCCATTGTAAGGTCGCTTGCTTACCCAGTTTTGGTGGAGGCATGATTGAGACTGCCATGTTTTTCTCCATGACGTTTCATCTTCCATCGCTGCCATCACAAGCTCGAGGATTCGATCGTATTTCATAGGTTGTACTCCGTTGGGTGTAAACATCTGGGGCGTTGATACCCCAGACATAGGTTAAAGTTTACATAACTTCTGCAAACTTATCAAAGGTTATTAGCTTTAGCGTGTTCATCATCTATGATCTTGATGATGGTATCTTTGCATAAACCAAACTCCATGGCCCATCGTGCAAAGCCAAGAGTATCGTTTTGATTGATAAGATAATGCTCGACATTGGTTAGCACTGTCTCGCCAGCATCGCCACGTTGCCACCATTCAGGATTCATCATCGTCCTCCCAAACTTCACAGCTGCCTGCATAAGGCTCATCTGTTAGTGCATTAATCGCGTGTTTGTTCGCTTCGCCTTTAGACTCAAACTCTGCATCAGAGGTAAAGATCTCGCCTCCATTAAAGCCACTTAATGTATAGCCCCACATAACTGCCTCCTTAAAAGCATTTTTAGTTAAATTAAAACCAAGTTAGTTGAATAATAAAGCGAGGGTTTGTTGCGCCCCTCGCAACCGGACGGGGCGCAAAAACGTGAGCGTCAATCGTCGTATGGATATTCCTCCTCTGCTTCGTCATCATGTATTGACTCATCGCCAAGGTTGTAACACTCACTATAAACCTCGGCATCGTAAGCGTCTCCCAAGGTTTCTTGTATGCGCTTGTCGGCACATCTTGCTGCCCACTCGATGGCATCGTCTTCGTTCTTCGCTAGCACCTTGATGTTCATGTCAACATTGCTAGTTACTTGAATGCAGTACACACGCTGTTCAAGATCTGCTTTGACTTCAACAATACGATCTTCAACATAACTAAGGCTAGTTCGTATTTGATCAAGCGCAGTGCGAGTATCATCATCAAGATGAAAATCACGAAAGTTTAGGTGGTGAAGTAGCCGACTGCGATAGTCGACTAGCTCATGGAACAAAGACTCAAGGTCTGCTAATAGGTTGTCTCTCATGCCACATCCTCCTCTGGGATAATATCAAGTTGTACAACCTCCAAGTTTTCTAGCCTGGGACGATCATCCAATAGATTGCCTTGTATCCATCCATAGTGCGCTTCAGCTTTAGCTCGCATATCGCTGCTTGCTTCTACTTCAACGACATGGCTAGTCGTTTCGATAAGGGTCACTAGATATCTCATGTCAGCACCCCATTAAAGGTTGAAAAGAAATAAGAATTGATAGCCCACCTACTGCTATAAGATTGAATGCCAATATAAAAGAATTAATTAGCGTTATTTTAAGCATCATAGTTCCCCCTCGAGATAAGCAATGCCAAACAATGAAGCTATGCCAGTCGTCCAGCACAGCGCCATCGTCAGCCATTCATAACTGACCAACGCCAACAAACCCCAAAGGAATGTGATGACTACGATCACGATCAAACTTACTTCCAATACATCTGAATACTTCATCGTAATATCCTCTTAGTTGAGATAAAAAAAGGGGCCGAAGCCCCGTTGGTTATTTGCCAGCATTGGCAACATTGTGTAGGTAATCGAGTCTGCGCTCTGCTCTCTCGATCTCTGCGGCGTGCTTGTCATCAACCTTCATGCTAAGCATCGTCTTACCTGATTTCGTCTTGCGCTCCCATATGGCGACCTCAAGGCGCTTGCCCTCGAAGAGGATCTCGCCTTTGAACTGTGGAGCTTTGTCGGATCGCTCAAGACCGCGATCGTTGTGGAATGCTAAACCTGAATTTGGATTGAGTTCTAATGACATAGTATTTCTCCTTAGTTGAAAGTTCCTGTCGTTTCCGACAAGGACAGTGGATCACCCGGTTAAGGGACATTGGCAAGAAAGCGGAATCGTAGCGGTAGCGGAGATGTAGCGTGAATCGCGGAGGATCCGCGCGTAGCGTGGAAACCGTTATTCTTCTTGCTGATGGAGCGCGGGTGATACTCTTTCCGAAGGCGGTAATGACAAGTAGGAACTTTTGGCTAAGGAGCGCATTTGCTCTGTCATTGGGAGTCTATTCATGTGGCAATGACTATCGTGGTGTTATCTCGTGTGATTAGCTTTAAGTAATTAGCTTCAGGGGTTGCTGTGGACACACTCGCACTCGTCAGACGCGGACACGGATCATCATGCAGAGTCAACAGGGTCATCATGCAGAATCTACGGGGTCATCGGCTAAAAGATGGAACGATTAACGGGGACGGGGAGGGGGGTCAGCGGATCACCAGTATAGTAGTTCCCACCCAGACACAAAAAAGGAGTATTTTGGAATTACGTTAAGTATCTGTTTCCTTTAGTTATATTGTAGGTATTTTTATTCCATTAAGTTCTAAGGTATAACTAACCCGCCCCCTATTTGTGGGGCATTAGGGGCATTCTGGGCATTCTAGTAATTTAGTGGTAAAAAAGAGCATCCGAGGCCTTGTCTAACTAAAAGTATATATATAGGATAGGGAGGGTAGGAGGGCAAATAGCCCTTCTTTTTTTGGAGAGTAGACATGGAAAAGAAAGATCACACGGTTACCTATACACCTACGGAATACTATTCGATGTGCGAAACGTCGAAGAGGCGCGTTAAGGAGATGCAGGAGCGTGGTATTCCTACTAAGTACGACCCTAAAGAGAATCCAGAAGAAGCGGGTCAAATGGATTCGTTCGGCTTTGTAATGATTAAGTAATCAGCATGGAAGAAACGCACGTTCAACGAAGAAAGCGCGAGATAAAGCAGCGTAAACAGGAGTCAGGGAGGCCATCCAAAAAGGATATAGTCTCTAATTCGCCTGGGGGAAGGGGTAAAGTAGGTCGTCCAAAGGGCGATGCAACCATAATTAACGAGTATAAGGCTCGTATGCTGGCATCCCCTAAGTCCAAACGGGTACTAGATACCATATTCGATGCAGCGTTAGACCATGATCATAAGAATCAGGCGGCAGCATGGAAGTTAGTTATGGATCGTATACTACCTGTGGCGGCCTTTGAGAAAGAGGTGGTACAAAACGGCGGTAAATCCGCTATTCAAATCAACATAACGGGCGTGGGTACAGCTGAGGTCAAAGACATTGATCCGACTACTATCCAACCTACGGTAATTGACGGGGACAACGGTGAAATACTTTAGGCTAGAGGAGTTTGACTGCACTCATACCAACCGAAATGAGATGGATGAGGCGTTTTTAGAGAAATTAGACGAGCTGCGCGAAAAATGCGGTTTTCCGTTTAAGATTACGTCAGGCTATCGTGATCCTTCGCACCCCGTGGAGTCCCGGAAACAGTTTCCCGGCGTTCACACGTACGGGATTGCGGCCGATATTGCGGTAAGTAATGGCAAAGACCGCATGAATCTCGTGCATGAAGCGTTAAAAATGGGATTTGGCGGGATTGGGGTAGCCAGATCGTTCGTTCACGTAGATACTCGTGACACAACTCAGGTTATGTGGACGTACTCATGAAGTTTTCTCACGGCGATGCACTAACGGCAGGCTCTGCTAATCATATCTTAGCGGTTCCTTCCGGGTATGACGCTATTGTAACTTACTTGTTTATATCCAACACAGGCTCTAACAAAAGCATTAGCGCTAAGTGGGTTCATGGCGGTGTAAACATAGACTTTATAGCAGGTAAGAACGTAAACGCTGATGAATTTCTAGAGTTTGGTGGGCAGTCCGGTGAGTTTCTTGTTGCAAAAGAAGGAGACACTATTACCTTAACGCCAGAATCAGGATCTACGTTTGTTAGCATTATTTCGTTTGAGTTAATACCAGCAACACCGAGGCTAAACTTCTAATATGGTTATTGTTCTCGGGGCAGATTGGTGCGCCGGTTGCAAAGCAGTTCGCACTAAGCTGGCTAAATGCGACATAGAACACAGATATGTAAAAATCCCGCCCGGACAAGCCGGATGGGATATGGTTGAATCACTAACGGGCCGTCGTGCAGTACCGGCAGTTATGTATAAGTTCGGCTCTCCTGTTGAGCTAAACGATTTGTTGCGGCAAGCAGGGGCATCTGAGCGAGAACTAACAGAAGAAGAGTTAGACGAATTTGACTAAATTACCTAAAGGGAAGTTAAAGGAATTTGACTGATTTAAATATTGAGCTTTTGCCTTGGCAACAAAGCGTATGGGCAGACAACACTCGATTTAAAATTGTTGCAGCAGGCCGACGAACGGGTAAGTCGCGTCTTGCTGCGTGGATGCTAATTGTTAATGCGCTACAGGCGGATAAAGGCCATGTATTTTACGTCGCACCTACTCAAGGACAAGCCAGAGACATCATGTGGCAAACCCTCATGGAACTGGGGCATCCTGTTATTGCTGGTAGTCACATTAATAATTTGCAAATCAAGCTGGTCAACGGAGCGACCATCAACCTTAAAGGCGCTGACAGGCCAGAAACAATGCGAGGCGTTAGTCTCAAGTTTTTAGTGCTAGATGAGTACGCAGACATGAAGCCTGACGTATTCGAGCAGATTTTAAGACCTGCATTGGCCGACCAAGAAGGCGGTGCAATGTTTATTGGGACACCAATGGGAAGAAACCATTTCTACGAACTGTATAAATATGCGGAGTTTGGAGATGATGAAACGTACAAGGCATGGCACTTTACTTCTTACGACAATCCTATTCTTAAACGGAGTGAAATCGACATTGCTAAGAAGTCTATGTCTTCTTATGCGTTTCGTCAGGAATTTATGGCGTCGTTTGAAGCCCGTGGTTCAGAAATGTTTAAGGAAGACTGGGTACGCTTTAGTGAGGATGAGCCGGATGTAGGCGATTACTACATTGCTGTCGACTTAGCGGGCTTTGAAGAGGTCAACAAGAAAAGAACAAAGAATACAAAACTGGATGATACTGCGATTGCCGTTGTTAAAGTTAGTGAGCATGGCTGGTTTGTTGATAATATTATCTACGGACGCTGGAGCCTTGACGAAACGGCAGCCAAAATTTTTCAGGCCGTCAGAGACTATCGCCCCGTTAGTGTGGGCATCGAAAGAGGGATTGCAAAGCAGGCTGTAATGTCGCCTCTGATGGATCTACAGAAGCGTTACGGGAACTTCTTTAGAGTTGAAGAGTTAACACACGGTAACAAGAAGAAGACCGACAGGGTAATGTGGGCGTTGCAGGGACGCTTTGAAAATGGGTACATTACTCTGAACAAGGGAGAGTGGAATAGTCGTTTTCTAGACCAGCTCTTTCAGTTTCCTGACCCTTTGACCCATGATGACTTGGTGGACGCACTAGCGTACATTGACCAATTGGCTAACGTAGCATATGACTATGACTACGAAATAGAAGACCATGATATTTTAGACGTGGTAGCAGGATACTAATATGGCAGAATTTTACGAACAAGATCCACTTTTAGTTGAAGAAACGATTGAAGATTGGGTTATAACCAAGTGTGAAGACTGGAGGGACTACTACGAAAGTAATTATGAAGCAAGGTTTGAAGAGTATTATAGACTTTGGCGTGGTATATGGGATCCTGCAGACAGTGACCGTAAGTCTGAGCGTTCCCGTATTATTTCTCCTGCACTTCAGCAGGCTGTCGAGTCTAATGTAGCAGAATTAGAAGAAGCTACGTTTGGACGTGGTAAGTGGTTTGATGTTAGTGACAACTTAGGTGATACGCAAAAGGAAGATGTACTATTCCTGCGTAACAAACTGACTGAAGACTTTGAAAACTGCATGGTACGTAAGTCCGTTGCGGAATGTCTTATCAATGCTGCTGTGTTTGGTACAGGTGTTGGTGAGATTGTTATTGAAGAAATGAAAGAGATGACGCCCGGTACGCAACCTGTTATGGGTGGTGATTTGCAAGCAGTAGGTGTAAATGTTTCTGACCGTGTTGTTGTTAAGCTTAAACCTGTACTACCTCAGAACTTTTTAATTGATCCTGTAGCTACGTCTGTAGATGACGCTTATGGAGTAGCCGTAGACGAGTTTGTTAGCAAGCACCATGTAGAACTATTACAAGAACAAGGCGTTTATCGTGACGTGTACGTTGGTTCTGCTGCTCCTGACACTGACCTTGAACCTGACCAAGACATAACAATTTACAATGATGACAAGGTACGTCTTACTAAGTACTATGGCCTAGTGCCACGAGAGCTTCTAGAATCCGCTCTGAGAGACGATGATGAAGAAGAGGTACTAGAAGAAGGGGAAGAAGGTTCACGTTACGTAGAGGCCGTTGTAATCATTGCTAACGGGGGTATTTTACTTAAGGCAGAAGCTAACCCTTACATGATGGAAGATCGTCCTATTGTTGCATTTCCTTGGGATGTAGTACCCGGACGCTTCTGGGGTCGTGGTGTATGTGAAAAAGGTTACAATTCACAAAAAGCACTTGACACTGAACTACGAGCTAGAATCGATGCATTAAGTCTAACAATCCACCCCATGATGGCTATTGATGCTACTCGTCTACCGCGTGGTGCAAAGCCAGAAGTACGACCCGGTAAGATGATCCTAACCAACGGAGACCCACGTGAAGTACTTCAACCGTTCAACTTTGGTCAAGTTAGTCAAATCACTTTTGCTCAGGCAGGAGCCTTGCAGCAGATGGTACAGCAAGCAACAGGAGCCGTTGACTCAGCAGGAATCGCAGGCTCTGTTAATGGCGAGAGTACTGCCGCTGGGATTAGTATGTCTCTTGGCGCTATTATTAAACGTCATAAACGCACACTGATTAACTTCCAGCAGTCTTTCTTGATTCCGTTTGTTAAGAAAGCAGCGTATCGTTACATGCAGTTTGATCCTGAGAACTATCCAGTGGCTGACTACAAGTTTAACGCAAGCAGTACTCTTGGTATTATTGCAAGAGAATACGAAGTTACTCAGCTAGTACAGTTGCTGCAAACTATGGGTAAGGACTCACCGTTGTACAACACATTGATTCAGTCCGTTGTTGACAACATGAATCTGTCTAACCGTGAAGAACTAGTTGCTGCTTTGTCGCAGGCTTCACAACCTAACCCTCAAGCCCAGCAGATGCAACAACAAATACAACAATTGCAGATGCAGTTCCAGCAATCACAAACTGCAGCGTTGTCTGCTCAGGCGCAAGAGTCGCAAGCACGAGCTTCTAAGTTGGCTGCTGAAGCTCAAGCTGTACCAATGGAACTTGAGATTGACCGTATTAACGCCGTCACTAGAAACCTTAAAGAAGGTGACGCAGAAGATAAAGAGTTTGAGCGACGTATGAAAGTTGCTGATACTCTCCTTAAAGAAAGACAAATAGAAGGTAAAACCAATGTTAACAGACCACGAACTGAGACTCCTCCTGCAGAGAGTCAACAACGAATTTCAGGGAACATTCCAACGAATAACGGAACTGGAACGCAAGGTGGAGGAGCTGTCTAATGCCCAAGAGCAAAGACCCAAAACTAGCACGAGCAGGGGTAAGCGGGTACAACAAACCGAAGCGGACGCCTAGCCACCCTACTAAAAAGTTTGTAGTAGTTGCCAAGGACGGTGACAAGACTAAGACTATACGGTTTGGCGATGCAAAGATGACCATTAAAAAAGATCAACCTGCACGTCGTAAGTCGTTTAGAGCGCGTCACAAGTGTGACACAAATCCACCTAGTAAACTAACAGCACGATATTGGTCGTGTAAGAAGTGGTAAGTAAATGGCTAAAGGTGTAAAACATTATAAGCGTGACGGCACTGAGTATTCAGGCGGTACGCATAAGATGCCTGATGGTTCGGTACATTCAGGCAAAACCCACGGCAAAACATCAGTACCTCTTTTCCATTTTGATGATTTGTCTAAGACAGCAAAGGAGAAAGCTATGCCCGGTTATGGAATGAAAACAATGAAGCCAAAGAAAAAGAAGCCTGCTATGCCTGTACGCGGCCAACGCACAATGACTAACAAGAAAAACAAAAAGAAGTAGTCATGGCTAAAGCTAAAACAAAACCTAAAAAGTCTGGACCTACTCCTAAAAACAAGGCGTTGTATTCTAGAGTTAAATCAGAAGCTAAACGTAAGTTTGACGTATGGCCTTCTGCGTATGCTTCGGCATGGTTGACTCGTGAGTACAAGAAACGTGGTGGTACTTATGCCTAAGAAAACAGGGCTTAAAAAATGGTTTGACGAAGAGTGGGTTGACGTTAAGACTGGCAAAAAGTGTGGTCGTAAGTCTGCTAAAAATAGTAAACGTCCTTATCCTTCTTGTCGGCCTAAAGCCGTTGCAGCTAAAATGACTAAGGCTGAAAAGGCTTCTTCTTCTCGTCGCAAAACAGGACCACAACGTATAGCACACGCAGTCACTGCATCAGGACGTAGAAGAAAAACTACAAAAAACGCTTGACAAATGCATAAAAGTGTGGTATAATATAACTATATAATATAATAACAGAGGAAACCATGACTCCCGAGCTTGAAACTTATTTCAATAACTATAACGAACTCTTCAACAGTGAAGGTTTCAAACAACTCGTACAAGAGCTTTCCACTAACGCAACGCAACTAGCAGACATACAGACTGTAAAAGACGTAGAAGATCTTTTCTTCCGTAAAGGTCAAGTAGCTGCTTTTGCTACTGTAATTAACCTACAAGGTACTATTGAAGCTGCTCGTGATCAAGCCGAAGCAGAAGAAGAAGAACCTATAGATGTTTAAGATATACGACTTCCGTTGTACTAACGGACATGTTTTTGAAGATTTTGTAAAAAGTGGTACTACAACCAGTAGGTGCGGTTGCGGTGCTAACGCTACAAAAATGGTATCTGCCCCGTCTTTCCATCTTGAAGGTGCTTCTGGAGATTTTCCCGGTAGTCACATAAAATGGGTTAGGGAACACGAAAAAGCAGGTAAAAAATCCTCTCCATAATGATTATAATCACGGAGTTTAATTATGTCAAGAGCTATGATGCTTGATCCACAACCTGAAGAGGACAACGTGGACGCCATTGAAAACGAAGTAGATGAGATTCAACAAGAAGAAGAAGTTGAGCAACCTCAAGCCGAAGAACAAAGTTTACCCGATAAGTACCAAGGTAAGTCTTTAGAAGAAGTAGTACAGATGCACCAAGAAGCTGAAAAGCTTTTAGGTCGTCAGTCTTCTGAAGTAGGCGAACTTCGTAAGGTAGTTGATGATTACATTTCTAGTCAACAACAACCAACAGCACCTCAACAACAACACGTTGAGCCTGAAGACGATATAGACTATTTTACAGATCCTCAAGGTGCAGTTAATCGTGCTATTGAGAATCACCCTAAGATTAGAGAAGCGCAGCAGTACACTGAGCAGTACAAGAAGCAGTCGTCACTTGCTACCCTTCAAGCTAAACATCCAGATATGCAGGACATTTTAAATGATCCTAAGTTTGCAGAATGGATTAAGGCATCTAAGATTAGGACTCAGTTGTTTGTAGCGGCTGACCAACAGTATGATTCTGACTCTGCTGATGAACTGTTTTCACTCTGGAAAGAACGTAAGACAGTTGCTCAGCAAACCGCCAATGTTGAAAAACAGGCACGTAAGCAATCACTAAAGGCAGCTAATACAGGCAATGCACGAGGCAGTGCTGAGGGATCACGTAAGAAGGTATATCGCAGGGCCGACATTATTAAACTAATGAAGAATGACCCTGACCGTTATCAAGCTTTGTCCGAAGAAATTATGGCAGCTTATGCGGAGGGTCGAGTCAAATAATCTAGGAGATTGACATGGCTACTGCAACATATCCCGGCGCAGGCGGTAATACTGCGAAAACTGAAGCGGCAACTTTCATTCCAGAAATTTGGAGTGATGAGATTATCGCTGCTTATCAAAAGAACCTAAAGATGGCTCCACTTGTCAAGAAGCTTGCTATGACTGGCAAGAAGGGCGACAAGCTCCACATTCCTAAGCCCGTCCGTGGTGATGCAAATGCTAAGGTTGCTGATACAGCAGTCACTATCATTGCAAACACTGAAGGCGAGTTGACTGTTGACATTGACCGTCACTTCGAGTACTCACGCTTGATTGAGGACATTGTAGAAGTACAAGCTCTTTCTAGCCTGCGTCAGTTCTACACTGAAGACGCTGGTTATGCTCTTGCTGTACAAATCGACAATGACCTTCACGCTGCAGGTACTGGCTTTGGTGACGGTGGCGCTGTTGTATTCAGCCCAGCCGCTACTGACTACCAGCACACTGGTTGTTTCTTTAACGATAACGGAACGACAACTCAGTATACTGATGACACAATTGTGCCAACTCAAGATATATTTACTGATGCGTTCTTCCGCGACATGATCCAGAAGCTCGATGACAACAACGTACCTATGGACGGACGTGCGCTTATCATCCCACCTTCTGTTCGTAACACAATCATGGGCATTGACCGTTATGTGTCTTCTGACTTTGTATCTGGTCAGGCTGTCAACAGTGGTCTTATTGGTAACCTCTACGGTGTAGACGTTTACGTCTCAGCTAACTGCCGAACTATTGAAGCAGCTGGCGACAACACTGCAGGATCTGCTGATACTCGTGCTGCACTCTTGTTCCACCGTGACGCTATTGTCATGGCAGAGCAGCAGTCTGTACGTTCGCAAACTCAGTACAAGCAGGAATACCTTTCAACTCTGTACACGGCTGATTGCCTGTATGGTGTTCAGGTATATCGTCCTGAAGCTGGTTTCGTACTCGCAATCGCAGAGTAACAACCTTATGGGGGTCAGCAATGGCCCCTTTTCCTTTTCTTTAGTAGGAGTAGTAGATGCCTTTATTCCGTGGAACAGGTGGTTCTGGTGATGCTAGTACTGATGCGTATGCTTCACAGGTAGCTACCGACGCCCAGACTGCCACTACTAAAGCAAATGAAGCTAGTGCTTCTGCAACGGCAGCGGCAACCTCAGCATCAAACGCGGCAGGGTCTGAAGCGTCTGTATCAACAGATGCAACTACTGCGTCCAATGCAGCGTCTGCAGCACAAACTGCTCAGACCGCATCAGAAACAGCTAAGACTGCATCAGAGACAGCGCAGACTGCGTCGGAAACTGCTAAGACTGCAGCAGAGACAGCAAAGACTAGTGCTGAAACTGCTAAGACTGCAGCAGAGACAGCGGAAACTAATGCTGCTGCTTCTGCTACTACAGCAACTACCAAAGCAAGTGAGGCTAGTTCTTCTGCAACTAGTGCTACCTCTAGCGCCTCCTCAGCGTCCACCTCAGCGACGAACGCTGCTACCAGTGCTACTGCTGCACAAACAGCACAAACTGCAGCAGAGACCGCTAAAACGGCTGCTGAGGCTGCTCAGAACGCTATTGACGGTTTGTACCTTGGCGCACAATCGAGCAACCCTACGGTAGACTTAAACGGCAGCGCTATTACCACTGGTGACTGGTACTTCAATACAAGTGACAACAGTACTAGAATTTATACAGGAAGTGCTTGGGACTCAATTAATCCTAATCTTGTTGGCGACACTAGCCCGCAGTTAGGCGGTAACTTAGATTTAAACAGTAGAGACATTACAGGCACTGGTAACGTTGGTATTACTGGCAACATAACACTGTCAGGCACTGTAGACGGTCGTGACGTAGCAGCAGACGGCACCAAACTAGACGGTGTTGAAGCTAGTGCTGATGTTACAGATACGGCTAATGTAACAAGCGCTGGTGCATTAATGGATAGCGAGCTTGCAAGTATCGCAGATGTAAAAGCATTAAATCAATCAGTAGTAAGCGGGGCAACACCTACATTTACAACTACTAATTTTACTGATGCCACAAATAAAAGGTTAATGACTGATGCTCAAGAAACAAAACTTGATTCAGTTGAAAGCAACGCCACTGCTGATCAGACTGATGCAGAGATTAGAGCCGCTGTCGAAGCCGCTACAGATTCCAATGTTTTTACGGACGCTGACCATACTAAGTTAAACGCTATTGAAGCTTCAGCAGACGTAACCGACACAGCTAATGTTACAGCCGCTGGTGCGTTAATGGATTCGGAAGTTACTAACCTTTCACAGG